ACATACCCACTAATAAAAAGTTATATGCAAGGGTTAAGGCTGCAACCAAAAGAAAGTTTGCAGTCTATCCTAGCGCGTATGCTAATGCCTATCTTGTGAGAACGTACAAGAAAGCAGGAGGGAAGTATCGTCGTGGCTAGCACAGGTTTAAAAAGGTGGTTTAAACAGAATTGGGTTGATATCTCTAGACCTAAAAAGGGTGGTGGATATCAAAAATGCGGTAGACCTAAAGCAGGCAAGGGAAAATACCCTAAATGTGTACCTGCATCAAAAGCTAGTCGCATGACAAAAAAGCAGATTAAATCGGCAGTTAGCCGAAAACGGTCTAAGAAGCAAGGAGTAGGCGGAAAGCCTACGAATGTGAAAACATTCGCTGCTAAAAGAATAAGGAGCGCAAGACGTGGCCGTAAGAAGAACTAAAACTACTAGGAAAAAGGATTCACGATTAAAAAGAGTGGGCGTATCAGGATATAATAAGCCAAAGCGTACGCCCAATCACCGAACAAAGTCACACGTTGTTGTGGCAAAAGCAGGAAAACGAGTTAAAACAATTCGTTTTGGACAGCAGGGAGTGTCAGGAGCAGGAAAATCTCCAAAATCAACGGCACAGAAAAGAAGAAGAGCTTCATTCAAAGCTCGTCACGCCAAAAATATAGCTAAAGGCAAAATGTCAGCAGCTTATTGGGCAAATAAAGTAAAATGGTAAACAAAATTAAAGAAAAAGCTAAAAAACTTTGGAACATGATTAATGGTAAAGACAAAAACCTTGATGGAAAAGTTGATATCAAAGATGCTATGTTAGCAGCAGAGCAAAAAGCTAAGAACGGTAAAACCGTAAAGGAGAAATAGATGTCTTTCAAGATAATCAACGTTGAAGCAGCGTGCGGTACTAACGTAGGTGCAGCTTCTACATTTAACGATTCAACTGAAGTCAGACTAGTGAATACAGGATCTACTATGAGATTAATAACTGTTGCGAATGCTGCAGATACTACACTCGGATCTTTTACACTAGCACCAGGTGAAGTCACTTTTATTAGAAAAAACAAAACTGACCAAGTATTCGCTGCTCATGCAGAAGTACTAGGGCTCGGTATAGTCTATCAATAATGGAAAGTAAGGAAGTATGGCTTGATCATATTGCATTAACTTGTAGTACTACTTTGAGCCTGCTCAATAAAAAAGCTGAAGAACAGGGAATGGTAGCTGAAGATGATCAGCTTATGAGCGAATTATGTATGGGGTATTTATATCTTTTAAGTGTATGTGATTCTACAGGAGCTTTGGATTCTTATCCAGAGCAGTACATAGGTGAAGTATTAAATAGAACAGTACACTAATGTTAGATGTTAGCAGAACAGATATACTTAGTCAAGACTTTATGGACTTTCCTACTGCCGATAGGTTTATAAAATTACCTATTGACTCATATCTAGACCTTCTAGGTATTACTCCCAACACTTCGCAGACAGCATTAATCAATGCTATAAACAACCCTAAATACAGATTTGTATGTGCCGCTATATCTAGACGGCAGGGCAAGACATATATTGCAAACGTAATTGGACAACTTGTTTCACTCGTGCCGGGCTCAAACATTTTGATTATGTCACCCAACTACTCTTTATCTCAGATTTCTTTTGACTTACAAAGAGGTTTAATTAAACACTTTGATTTGGAAGTTACAAAAGATAACGCAAAAGATAAAGTTATAGAACTATCCAATGGTTCTACAATCCGTATGGGTTCAGTTAACCAAGTAGATTCTTCGGTGGGAAGATCTTACGATTTAATAATTTTTGACGAAGCAGCACTAGCTGACGGTAAAGATGCATTTAATGTAGCCCTTCGTCCTACATTAGATAAAGATAATAGTAAAGCAATATTTATTTCTACCCCTCGTGGCAGAAATAATTGGTTTGCAGACTTTTATCACAGGGGATATAGTGATGAGTTTCACGATTGGGCATCAATCAGAGCTACTTATCATGAAAACCCTCGCTTTAGTGATGATGACATCAGAGAAGCGAAAAAAGCGATGTCCGAGGCTGAGTTTGCTCAAGAATATATGGCAGACTTTAATACCTATGAAGGACAAATTTGGAATTTTAATTTTGAAGAGTGTGTCGCAGACCTTAGTCAGTTAGATACTAGGAATATGGACGTCTTTGCAGGACTTGATGTTGGATATAAAGATCCAACAGCGTTGTGCGTGATAGCCTATGACTGGGATCAACAAAAATTTTATCTTATAGATGAGTACATGGACGCTGAGAGAACTACCGAACAACATGCCACCGAAATTCGCAAAATGATAGATAAGTATAACGTTGACTACATTTATATCGATTCTGCAGCACAACAAACTAGGTTTGACTTTGCTCAGAATTATGATATATCTACAATCAATGCTAAAAAGTCTGTTCTAGACGGAATTGGGCATGCAGCGAGTATCATAGATAATAATAATTTGATTATAGATCAGAGATGTCGAGAAGCATTATCATGCGTAGACCAATACCAATGGGATAGCAATCCCAACTTACTTAAAGAAAAACCCAAACACAATATGGCGAGTCATATGTCAGATGCTTTGAGATATGCACTGTATACGTTTGAGACTTCTGCAAGTACTTTTTAGGTTTGACCTACGAAAAAATAAATGTTGACATGAAGGTAAAAATTTGGTATAATTTTAATTAATAAGGAATTTATGGATTTAAAAAGGGATTTAGTCAAGTACGTTAGAGACAAAGCGAAATCTAAATATAATAAAGACACCCAGTGCTTTATCTGTGGAGACACAGAACATTTAGACTTTCACCACTTCTACGGAATGACTGAGCTTCTGGATACTTGGTTGAAAAGTAATAAAATTACGATAAAAACAGCCGATGAGATCATGAACCTCCGTGAAGAGTTTATTAAAGAATTTACTAAAGAGATTTACGATGAAGCTGCTACACTATGCAAAGCCCACCATCAAAGGCTACACAGTATTTATGGCAAAAGACCTAAACTGGTGACAGCACTTAAACAAAAGAGATGGGTGGAAAAACAGAGAGAAAAACATGGCATGGTATGATAGAATTTTAGGCAGAGTAGATAGCGAGGAAAAATTAAATCCGTCGCAGTCGTTTATAGCTTTAAATGAAGGGTTAACAATTGACACCCGAGAAAAGAAAGACAATTACAGATCCGCATACGAAGACCTAGAAGTAGTAAATCGTGCGGTAAATATGATAGTGGACGACTCAGCTGATATTAGCTTTGACGTTGGAAACAAAGTAAATGGAATTACACCAGTTGTAGAAAATATTCGAAAGACTCGTGTAGATTTATTACTTAATAAAGAACCGAATCCGTTTCAAGATGTTAATACTTTTAAGAGAAATCTTATAATTGATTTACTTATAGACGGTAACATTTTTATATATTTTGACGGAAGACATTTATATCATCTTCCAGCACAGAATGTGACTATCCATTCTGACACTAGTACTTACATTGAGAAATTCACATATGATGGTCATGTTGACTATTCTACGAAAGAAATAATACATATTAAAGAAAACTCATTTAAATCAATCTATCGTGGAACACCAAGGTTAAAGCCAGCGTATAGAACAATGTTTTTACTAGACAACATGAGGAAGTTTCAAGACAACTTCTTCAAGAATGGAGCAGTTCCAGGATTAGTACTTAAAAGCCCTAACACTCTTTCTGAGAGAATCAAAGAAAGAATGCTGCAAGCTTGGGCTACGAGGTACAATCCAACAACGGGCGGTAAACGTCCTCTTATTTTAGATGGTGGCATTGAAGTTGATGATTTAACAAAAATTAACTTTAAAGAACTAGATTTTCAGACATCAATCACTGCGAATGAGAAAATAATTTTAGAAGCTATGGGTGTTCCACCTATACTTTTAGACGGTGGGAATAATGCAAATATTAGACCCAACCACAGGCTTTATTACTTGGAGACTATTCTCCCAGTAGTAAGAAAAATAGCTTATGCTTATGAAAGATACTTTGGATTTGCACTAACGGAAAATGTAACAAATATTCCAGCATTGCAACCCGAATTACGTGACCAAGCTGCGTACTACGCAACACTAGTTAACACAGGCATAATGACACCAAATGAAGCTAGAGACGCAATGGGCCATGAACCTTTAGAGGGTCATGACGAATTGAGAGTCCCAGCTAATATAGCGGGTTCAGCAGCGAACCCCGAAGAAGGTGGAAGACCACCGCAAGAAGAGGAACAGGATAATGGCGAACAAGAAAGCAATTCTTAACCAGTTAGCAGAGTATTTTGCTGATAAAGGTATGATGACTCCTTCCGAGTATAAAGCAGCAGATGACGCTCCAATGCGTTATATGTTAGCAAAGAGACCTTTTGGGTCTTGGACGCGTATGCAAGGAATGATAAAGTCTAACTTTCCAACCCAATGGGCCAAAGCTATGGGCGTAGAAGCACCAACACCAGTTGTTGAAGAAACACCTAAAGTAGCTGCAACTAAACCAGCAGCAACGGCAGCTCCCAAAAAAGCTAAGAAATAAGGTAAGTACACATGGAGAAAATTTTTCATTGGACAAATACTTTCAAAACTCTTGGTGAGGACGAAAACGGTAGCGTTGATATTAAAGGATTAGCGTCTACTAATGCAGTTGACCGAGCAGGAGATGTTATCAATCATGATGCATGGATAAAAAAGAACGGATTAGAAAATTATAAAACTAATCCAATCGTTTTATTTAATCATGACTATAACAAACCTATTGGTCGTGCAACTTCGTTGGAAGTTACAGATAATGGTCTGGAATTTGGAGCTAAAATCTCTAAATCTTCAGGCGAAATAAAAGATCTTATTAAAGATGGTGTTCTTGGAGCCTTTTCTGTCGGTTTCAGAGTCAAGGACGCAGATTATAACTCAGAAACTGATGGATACACAATCAAAGATGCCGAACTTTTCGAAGTATCAGTTGTCAGTGTACCTTGTAACCAGGGAGCTATGTTCTCGGTTTCAAAGTCATTCGACAGTATGGAAGAATACAACGATTGGAAAACGCACTTTAATACTAACGAGGCTCAGAATACTTCTGCGCCACAAGCCGAGGATAAAACCTCAAAACAGGAGACTAATATGTCAAATGACACTAAAACTCCCGAAGCTAATAGCCCAATCGACTTGAAAGCTTTTGCAGAGGAAGTAGCAAAATCAACTGCTGCTAAAATTGCAATGCAACAAGCCGAAGCTAAAGCCAAGGATATTGCGGACGCAGAAGAAAAAGTAGCTCAGCTAGATGCTGAAACTGCTGAAAAAGAAGCCGAGCAAGAAAAAGTTAAAACTATTGTTGAAGTCGGAATGTCTGGAGCCGAGCAGCTCATGATGGACGTTGAAAAACGTGTTTCAGAAAAGCATGAAGACCTAGAAAAAGTAGTTAATGAACTTCAATCTGCACTTAAAGATAAAAAAGATGAAATCGAAGCAATTCGTGAGTCTAAAAGAGTCTTTGGGGACAGAAACACTAATGACTGGCAAAAAGCCTTCCAAAGCGACATTGATGACGCTTGGGTAATGGGACTTGCTACAGGAAAAGGTTACGATACTAAACTTGGTAGAGAAACAATGGAAAAAGTAAACGCACACTCAGGTGTTGGCGTTTCTTCTGCTGATTTCGAACAAACAGTATCAACAAATATCGAAAGAGATATTCAACTAGAATTAGTACTAGCACCGTTATTTAGAGAAATCCAAATGACTTCAGCTACTCAAATAATTCCAATATTACCAGATGCAGGGTACGCTGAATTTACAGCTAACCAAGCAGCTACAGGCACATCGCCACATGGTAACTTGGAAGAAAGAGGTGATACTTATGACTCAACAATGTCAGGTATCGACTTAACTGAAAGAACTCTTTCCACTAAAAAACTTATTTCTCAATCTTACTTAGGTAATGAGACAGAAGAAGATGCAATCTTGCCAATTCTACCATTGATTCGTGAATCAATTGTTAGAGCACACGCAAGAGGTATTGAAAATGCTATCCTAGTGGGTGACCACGCTGATGGTGTTTATGGTACTTCACAAGCCACATTTGATGGCTTAGTTGCTATCGCTGTTGCAGCTAACTCAAGTGCGTCTCACGTAACTCAGTCAGCTACAGCATTTGCTTCTGAATCTTTAACAGCTCTAGACCTTCTAGCAGCTAGAAAGAAAATGGGTAAATATGGAATGAATCCAGCAGATGTTACCTTTATTGTTAACACACAAGAATACTACAACTTATTACAAGATGCTGAGTTCCAAGATGTCAACCTAGTTGGCGACATGGCAACTAAGTTGAGTGGTGAAATCGGATCGGTCTTTGGTTCTAAAATCATAGTCTGTGACGAGTTCAAAACTCCAGCAACTGCTAAGTTCTACGCTTGTGCCGTTTACACTAAAAACTATGTAATGCCTAGATTAAGAGGTGTAACAATCGAATCTGACTACGAAGTAGCTAATCAGAGACGAGTACTTGTTGCTTCTCAGAGACTAGGGTTTACTGACATGATTGCAGGTGCAACTTCAGTTCACGCTTTACAGTACAAAGCTAGTTAATAGCTAACGAATATTTGGAGGGAGTTCTCGAGCTCCCTTCAATATTTTTTTAAATAATTATGGCAGATTTAATAACATTACAACAATACAAAGACTTTATAGGTCTTAATGGCGTGCAACAGGACGCTCGTATTAATGTAATCATTGACTCTGTTAGCCAACTAGTTAAAAACTATTGTGGCACTGATATCATAGATCATTATTCAAGTGCAAAAACTGAATTTTTTGATATACATGATAACAATACTAGCAAAGTAATGCTAGGAGAAGGACCGATTAATACGGTTACTTCGGTATCAGAAAGAGCAGGACAAGCTGACTCTTACATAACACTTATTAAGGATAATTCCGATAGTAGTGGTAAGTATGAGTATGTAATAGATACTGTAACTGATAGCATAGTCCGTACTAATGATAGTATTGACGTATCCTTTCCTAGAGGTAGGAAAGCAGTAAAAGTAATCTATACCGCAGGGTATAGTAGTACTCCCGAAGATTTAAAACTTGCAGTATTTGATTTAGTTAAATACTACTTAAAAGATGAAAGTAGGGAAAGAATGACGATTGCAGGAGCAACCGTTGAGAACCCAGGCTCTAGCAGTCAGGCAGGGAATCCAGGATTTCCAGACCATATTAAACGAGTACTAGATATGTACAAAGTTTATACCTAATGTCAGACGAGAGCACTAAGCGACGATTAGAACAAATCTGGAGCCTTACAGAACCAAACGCAAGACCCTTTCTTAAAAGTATCTATGATACTTCCCAAGCTAACTGTACAATTAGTACTAAGCAAATAGAAGACGAGTTTACAGCGCAGTGGCTAAATAATAATAGATCTAATATAAATAGTCCTACCAAAAACGCATTTAAAAAGTTTGCAAAAGCAATAAAAGAAGAATGGGTTAAGATAGCTAGAAAAGGAGTAATATCGGACGCAGGATCAAAGGCAAACGTAACAATCATATCAAATTCAGGTGGAATTTTAAAGTTTACGATAGAGACAGGAGTATCAAAGAGAAAGACTACTACAGGATTGAATGAAGGTAATAGAGGTCTTACTAATAACTTTAAATTATTTTTTGAAAACAATAAAAAAATCTTTTTAAAACTGGCAAATAAAAGAGAGTTTAAGCCTTTATTTAGAAAAGAAGGAGAAGATAATAGAAAAAAAGTAAGCAAGATACAAGGTTATGCTGATATTGGACACGTTGAAGGATTAGGAGCAGCAGGTAGAGCTTCAGCAGGAGAAGCCATATTAGGAGGTTTCGACTTAGCCGAGATTGGAGCAGATGCTGAAAAAGTAACTAAGTTACAAGACAAACTACTAAAGCTAGGACTTGGTGTTGAGAATAAAAAAGTTGTACACTATAATAACGGTAGATTAGAGTTTACAGAGGTTATGGAATACGAACTCGAAGGATCATTAGCTAATAAAGGTGATAAGAAAGAGAAGGACGACGAAGCAAATAACGAAGCAAAAGAAGAATTAAAAAAAGGTTTAGAAGAAGCAGGCGTACCAACTTTAGAAGAGTATGTTAATAGAGGAGGCTCACCCTCAATGATGGATATAATAGGAGATATGATAGTTAATACTCCTATAAAAAAGAGAGCTTATAAGACAAAAAAAGGAAAAAATTTAAGTAAATATAAAAAACCTTTAAATGCAAAAAGCTCGAAAAAAAAGAAGAGTAAAGAAGAAAAGTATAAAGGAAAAGCAGGGAAAGCTTCTTTTCGTTTATCTTCTACATGGGCAGCAGGACTTCCAAAAAGTCAAAGACCAGGAAAACAAACAGAAGGTGGATCAGGGCAAGCTCCAGAAGACTTTGCTCAAAAGATAAGAGGATTACTAAAGGTTAAAAGAGCAATAAATGCTAGACTACCTGCAGAAGTTAGAAGGAATATGGGAAGACCAGGACTACAAAATCAATCCGGTAGATTCTCAAACTCTGCAAAAGTAGAAAGTATCTTACCAGCAGCACAGACACTAATGGTAAAATATAGTTACAGACTTAACCCTTATGAAACCTTTGAAAACACAGGGAAAAAGAAATGGCCTACAGGGTACAATCCTAAACCTTTAATCGCTAAAAGTATAAGAGGATTAGCACTAGGTTTAATAGATGAAAAATTAACAATTAGGAGAGATTAGTGGCATCACAATATAGAACAGCAAGAAAGAAAATAGTAGATGCACTAGTAGAAAAATTAAC